TCATCGTCGTCTATAAATAGTTCACTTCCAGCGACACCGACACCAACTCCAACTGTATGCATTACGCAATATTTCAACGCGTATTCCATATCGTTTTCAATCATAACATCTCTGCCACATGCTTTCGCATATTGTGCGGCTAACACAACTGCATTTTCAATCACTGGTTGAACGATAGTAATTGCAGCCGAGATATAATCTGGTCCTTCATTTTCAGTCAGATCAAAACCAGTCCTCATTTAATTTATATACTTTGTATTCTTTTATCTTGTTTCCGACATGTATCCCTTGTCAAAAGAAAACATCTTATACCCTGTATAGTAAACATAAAGGGTCATCGATTCGGAAAGTCTATTAACTCTTGATCGTACGTATCCATCGGTTGAATACTCACCTTCTTCGAGTTTTATATCAAGAAATGTTTTATCTGAATTGAATTTAGAAAAATCCAAACTACCCGTAGATTCTAGATTCATAGGCGTCATGGAAAAGGAATATGTATAAATATTCTTTCTCGGAGTTGTTAAACGACACTGAAGAGGGATGTAATATTTGAAATAATTGTGGTCGGAAATAGTCACATCCGGTAAAGCCAACGAATTCAAATATAATCGTGCGCTTACTATTTTTTCAAAACGGAAACGACTGTCTATGAGATTTATACCATCTTTCACATAGTTGTTTTGATACTCTGGAATGAATAGAGTGCTGTTATATTCAATATCCTTGATAGGTATGGTATATTCATATGCTTTCTTACGAACGAACCAATGAATAGATTTCACTGGAATGGAAGGAACTAAATTCGTTTTCATTGTATTTTCATTAAGAACATTATCGATCGTCGGGTTTTTGAAAACCAAGTTGACCAAAAAGTCATATTTCTGTTTGATATAATAGGACCTGTCTTCTAGAGACAATGTTACTTCTTCTGTGATTATATTGAAATTATTCAATGTTGGAAAATCGAAATTGGTACGAGACAGAAACTTTGGATCCGATACGGCGAATGATGTTTGTGGCTTACTGAAAAACCAATAACTGTGAAATTCGATTTCTAGAACAATCTTCTGGCGATACATTGCACACAGTGGAAAATAGGGGCGATTTGATTTATTCACGTCGTATTCTGATGCGGCATATTTACGAGAAAAGAAAAAACGAAGTGGAATGAGTGTTGGAATAGTAGAGTTTGCACCGTATCCATTCACGATTAATTTTTCTTCATTTCTCACGTTATCTACGGGATACATCATTCGATTAAGGATGTAATCATTGGCTCTTCTCTCCGATGTATCGAGATACATTTCACTATAAATAACCTGCCAATCGTCGTATATTCGTTCTATCTCTAATTCATCGACCCGGAACGATATTGATTTTATAATGTGATTACCAACATCTCGAGAATATATACATCGAGGAAGTTCAATCATTAAATACATATTGGAGAGGAGATCACCCATTGATTGCGGGTTTAGAGTGACTTTAACTGTATTTCCTTCTGGTCCAAATGGCCAGTATTTTTGTTGTGTTGTATTATCTACTCGTGTTTTTCTGTGAAACCGTGTATAATCTGTATGTCTTTGGTCCGATTTAAACTGAAAAAAAGATTTCTCGATATTTTCTTCTATTAAATGAACATCCTGTCCTCCTATCGCATTCAAAGAAATGACAGCCGCAGTGCTTGGTCCAGAAACATCACACATGCTTGTTGCTTACTACTATATAAAAGTTTTATTTTATATTACTTTATACATCATGGACACGGAGATGGAAATATATACAGATGGTTCGTGTATCAAAAACCCAGGACCTGGTGGATGGGCTGTTCTATCTCCGAGTGGTTTAGAAATGTCGGGTTCCTGTTCTGGAACTACAAATAATATCATGGAAATGACCGCCATAAATGAAGCACTCGCACACTGCGTGAAAAACAAGATACAGAAAGTGAAAATATATACAGACAGTACTTATGTTCAACAGGGTATCACGAGTTGGATTCATAAATGGAAATTGAATGATTGGAAAACGAGTACTGGAAGTCCTGTGAAAAATAAAAGTTTGTGGATTATCATGTATGATTTAAGTTTACAACTACAAGTAGAATGGTGTTGGGTAAAGGCACACAATGGAAATAAATACAACGAACTCGTCGATAAAATGGCTTTCCAGTGTGCGAGAAACATTTCTCATGCAATTACATGAGTTCAGGTGAAGTTGTTCAACCTGAATGGTGTCCACAACAAGAATCACTCGTCTATAAATGGGCTGAACGCGCCGCTGGTTATAGATGGCTTCATAATGACGCCCGAATGCGTTTAAAAAGAACATCAGACCGATTGACCTATCCAACAATTATCATATCAAGCATAACAGGTGTTGGTGGTTTCGCTGTGCTCAGCCCCGACGCAGAAACTACAACACCATCGCAACGCACAATCATCACGACTGTTCAGTATATTTTCGCAACCTTAAATATTCTCAGCGGTATTTTGACATCCATATCTAAGTTTAGTCAAAGTCAAAAACTATCTGAGGCACACTCACTTATGTCTATTCAATATGCAAAATACTATAGATCAATAGATATGGAACTTTCGCTTCAACGAAAAGATAGAGTTCCAGTTCTTGAATTTGTAAAAAAATGTAAAGACGACTATGACCGAATGTTATCCGACGCACCTGATATTCCATCTGAATGCATTGACGCATTTAATGCCGCATTCCCAGATAGAGTAAATAAACCAGATGTGTGTAACGGTCTAAATATCATGTGTCAAAGTGAACCCCGTATATTACAGAAACACGGAGAGTTTTCATCTCGAAATTCTCGAAATTCTCGACCCCCCTCCACCCCCGAGGAGGTTTAAAGACTATACTTCATATCTAAGTGTGGTTATAGTTCCCATGGCTTAATCAGGTTAAAGCATACCTCTTATATACTTGAATATGAATGACTAGAGTACTATCTAGCGAGCGAGGGTGAGATTCTGGGTTCAATTCCCAGTGGGAACAACATAATTACTTTTTACATGTGGACAAAAACACACATGTAAAAAGTAATGTTTTTTTAAAAAAAGGTGTCATGATACGGCATGAAGAGAAATCCATATCGGGTAGTCATCCACATTTGTGATTGTGATACGGTTGGATATGAATAGAGTATCCAACGTTCCCAATAGGCTTGAGAGTAGATATCATCCCAATTTTCTTTTGTGCTTCGGGTCACGTGAAGCATTTCAAATTGAATTTCAGATGGTTCTGTTTCCAAACGAACTTCAAGTGGAACTAGAGCACCTCGACGAATGAGTTGTGAACGCATGACGCGTGCATTTTTATGGTCTGTGTAATCACTCTCTCGCCTCGATCCGAAATCAACAACGTGATTATTTGGTAAAGTTACTCGATATTTGTGGGCTACAGAGGGACTAGTCGTGAAAATGACATACATACATATATACAATACACTATTTATTTTTTTATATTCGTATATATAAATGGCGAAAAGGTCGATTGCTACAGTGTTTACAGAGGCGACAATTATTGGTTTGATGAGTGTAGGTATTTATTACATCTTAAAAAAATTTAATGTAAATACTATTCTTGCTTTATTCTTAGTAGGGTTCTTGATGCATTTGTTTTTTGAATTTTCACCCTTTGGAAATGTCAATGAAATGTGGTGTCGTCAAACATTCCCTTAAATGATGTCCACATATTTCAACGTGTCATAGGAAGACAATGACGCTTGAATACAAGGACAGGGAATTCCCGAACTCGTCATTTGAAGAAGCAACATCCGAGTATCCTCGTGAGTTTCCTCGAGGATGCCATACATATCTTGAAACTTGTATGACATCATCGGACAATTCAACGCTGTACCAATACTCAAGACGCGTTTCGCATTCAGTATATCAATGCGTCGACTATGAAGCACATTAATACCCTCCAAGAGAACGGTCGCATACATAAAACGAAGTGCACTTTTCGCCAATACAGGATTAAATAGTATTGGTTTTCTGACCTCTCTGTGTCGTATATTTATATCGCTGCTTTGGTTGATAGTCAAACTCGCTATTCTAGAAAGACTGGTGTATCTTTTATAGCGACCATCGGGATTTTCACTATCATTGAGTATAAAAGTAGACAAAATAGAGCCGTCAATATCACTCTTTTCACATAATAAACGAACCTGTTCCATTTGAGTATTGTCTTGACTGCAATATAAAAAAATATCGTAAATACATTTCGTTAGTGCAAATCGCATAGAATTGTGAACCATTTCAAAAAATTGTGCCGTTGAAGGATTTTCATCAATATAAAATAAATTGGAACAAAATTCACGAAGAAATCGTTCTTGTGTGTAAAAACTCTTTGGATTTCCACTCGCCACTACAGTCGGACCACCCGGAAAACCGAAGAGTAAACTACAACCCAAATATTCAATCGTTTTTGTTTGACACATCTTCGATTTGGTCATGACATCCTCAAAGTAATCTTGAGAACAATCCAAGAGCACATCACCACTATTCATATTTTCAATCATAGTCTCAATGTGTTCCGTAGTTCGTTCCATATTCAATATGACTCTCGGTGTTTGCATGTCACGAAGAGTCCGTTGAATATATGGTTTATTCGTAAAGAATATACCTCGAACATCCTTCTTCGTATTGATGTGACACCACAAAGTCGGAGTTTTCAAATCAGAACCAACAATAGCTCTCGACATGAGTCAGTCAGATATGTTACTTAGTGGGTAAATCTTTAAGATTTAAATCTGACCATGAGCGAAGAGACATGTCTGATTGTGTTGACCATGGATAAGGTGGGATATGTATGTAATTATACGGCTTTATGCCCGTTCGTAAACATTCCATACAAACCTGGTAATCGTCATCAATAATTGTGTCTATGTTTAGACTTCGGCATATTTCAACTTTTGGAATTTCATCAATCGTATAACTGTTTGTCAAAACCAAATCATCAAAGATGCCTGGAAAAAAATCTTCTAACCATTTTTCTGTTTTGGAACGAACAAAATCTTGACGACCAGACACGACATACAGTTTTTTTGCGCCTTTTCGAAGTTGTTTCAATTTTTCACGACATCCTATAATAGGCAATAAATTGTCAAATTCATCAGATCTGTAAAAATCATACACCATCTTTTTTGACTGACTTTCAGGAATGTCAAATACTTTTCTATACATGTAGGAATACTGGCCATGTGGCAACTGGCGACCATGAAATTTTGCTAATTTAGGAAGAAAATGCACGAGCGTCTCATCAATGTCTATGGCGATGCGGTTCATCTTTGTATTTATAATATTCATTCTTTTATATGGTTCATTTACAAGTAGTCAACTACGATAGGATGAAACGCTTAGAGCCCCCACAATCCAGTGGACTGTCTATGAATTTTAATACATTTTGTATTGGTATTATAATAATAGGAATTCTATATCTTTATAGACGATATGTAACTATTAAGCAATCTCGTGAACAATTCCATACTTGATGCATTCTTTGCTATTCACATAAATATCCTTTTTCATCATCTTCTTAAACATCCTATCCGGGATTGTTGTTCGAGATCTATAAATATCCTTGATGTGAGACATCAATTTTGAACAGCATTTGAATTCATTCTTCAATTCTTCAAATTTACCCCAAAATTCACCGGATGCAATCTGGTGTATCAAAACAAATGCAGATTCACCCATGCGCCGTTCAGAACCCGCCAATAATAAAAAGGTCGCAGCACTGCAACATTCTCCTTGGGCTTCGGTAATTATCTTAACTTTCGATTTTTCGAGAATATTCATAGCGGCTATGCCAGCGAATAAATCGCCACCGGCGCTATTGATAATTACTTTTATAGTCGGTTTACTTCCATCATGTTCCAACGCCTTCTTCAAAAGTTCATTTTCCAATCGTTTGAACCTTTCAAGAAAATCTAAAATATTAGATTCTGAAATTTCACCGAAATATATAATTTCATTTCCGATGACACGACTATTGTCGTAACTCTCGATCATACATTCATCGTCCGACATTTATATATCACTTGCGGTTTCTCTTAAAGTCTTTTTGATAGCATTCACATCCTTCGGCTTTAACTTGTTCACAATCGAGAGATGATTAATAATGTCAAAATCAGTTGCATTAATATTGTATGTATTGAGTATACTATAATTTCCTTTTGAAGCATACTGTCGTAACAAATAAAGATGTTCTTGATGCATTCCAACCGGACCTTTCATCAACATGGAACGAATTCTTTGTTTGCGCATTTTGTGATTACCAGTCTTTGACCAACAACTCCCTGGACGAATGGTATTCGGATCTAATGGTTCACCCATATAGTATTTTGGAATACGAAGCACCTCATTCACAAAAAATTTCATCGCACCCCAATCGCCATCGTAAATTAATGTATCATATACACACGCAAAAGAAAGAGAATTCATAATCTTTTGAAAATTACAACCATCTGAATCCAAATAGTTTTCATGAATAATATCCCAAAAACTTCCATGTTCGTGGAGTGTATCTTTAATGACTATACGCTCTTTTGAACATAAAATATCATTTACATATTCTTTTGTTGACTTGAACATATCTTTTTGAAATTTAAAAAGTCTATAATTAAAAAAAAAATTAATGTTTCCACAAGCCATCCACGCGGCCTCTTCATACTTCGATCGTTCCTTCTCATCAACCAAAGTCAATAATGTCTCCGGACTGTGTTTCTCCAACAAAATAGTCTCAAAGTTTGGATATAACATAAACTTATCAGTGATGACAATGAACGAACCTTTTGATTTATTCTTTCCTTCAGACGCATCTTCCACTAATTTTTTCAATGAATACGAATCTAAGTCGTAATCGTCAATAAATATATGCGTTGACGAATTTTCTACCAAATTGTAAAATTTAATACTATCTATATCGATTTCATAATGCTTGGTATCGCTCAAAGCGGTCTTCACTAATGTCGTTTTACCTACACCACTCGAACCCACGACAACTATATTTTTATTCTCTTGTATATATCTACGCAAGAGTTGCAATTGTTCCTGAAAAAGCGGTTTTAAGTCTGTATTTTTTTCAGACTCTATTTTAATGAACCGATCCATGGATGAATTTACTAATCAGGCAATAGATATGGTGCTGGAAAATAACGCACTACACAAAAGAGTATTGGAACCTTTAAGACATAAACTTATGCCATACATACTGTGTGTCGCCGCATTCAACATTACATTGATGTTTTTGGTTGTGTATCTTATTTTTTTAATCTCTGGATAAGGTAGGATGATTTTTCTTATTCATACCATTCTTTTTTTATTCGCAGTCGCTATTCCATTCTTTGGAGATAAACGAATACTTCGATTATATTCATTATTCATCCCAATTCTCTTTTTTCATTGGATGACCAATGATGATACTTGTGCTTTAACGCAATTGGAAATGTATATAACGGGCAACGAAAAACAAGAAACATTTTTTGGTCAAATTATGAAACCAATATATACTATAGATGACAACGACGCACGAACTTTAGCGAAAACTTTATTTTTATTCCTCTGGTTTGTTGTTCAATACAGATTGGGAAGGCTTAACATAAATGAATTCCGCAAAAACTAAAGTATCTTCTAATTTTTTCTTTTTCATCTTCATACAGTTTTTATAATTTTGATAGATTATCAAACAGACAGCATCTGCTATATCATGTTTTCTATCAAGGTTCAAGTAATACTCGTTGTCTTGTAAATAGTGTGATGCAATTTTTTCAGTTCTTTCCTTTCTTTGTTCGTAATTCAAACTATCAAATCCAAAAAAAGTATGCATCGCATTTGGACTGATGAGCATTGACTTTTCTTTATTTATGTAATGTATCAAAACTTCAATACCGGTCAAACC